AGTAAAGACAAACAACTATATGTAAATCAAATACCACAAGAATTATTAATGCGATTAATAGTTGCTACTACTGACAAAGGAGATTTAATAGCTGATCCTATGTGTGGTACTGCTTCTTCATTAATTACAGCAGAAAAATTAGGTAGAAAAGGTTGGGGTTGTGATGTTAATGAAGATTTGTTAAAAATATGGAAAAAAATAATATGACACAGACAGAGATAATTGTCAAGTTAAATGAGTTATATCCAGACCTTAATTTAGTTGAATGTGAGGATCAATTCTGTTCTTATGATGCAGAGGGCGATAACTACATTGTAGAAATAAAATCAAGAGATAAAGAATATAGTAGCTGGATTATAGAAAAGTCTAAGTTTGAAAAAAACATTGTTAAATCAGTAGAGAAAACAAAGAAATTTATTTATCTTACAGAATACAATGGAAAGATTATGACTTGGAACATACATAATCTAGTGCGTAAAAACTATGACTTTCAATGGACAAAAATGCCTATGCCTGAAACAACAGAGTTTGATGCTAACAATGTTATACCAAAAGTAGTAGGATTTTTGTATGAAGGAAATGCAAAGATACATAAGGAGAAAGAATGATTGATGTAATGTTAAGCAAAGCAACAGAAGGTATGTTGATTGCAGAATTATTAAACAGAAGAAATGAAAAAGAAGTGCCTTTGTTTATGGGTAAAAGTATATTGTTACCTACTGGACAACAGCAATTACTTGCAATACTTCCTAACATACAGATACTTACTAACACACAAGAGGAAGAATGAGTAGTCCAGATAGCAAAGATTATCCTAGATGTATAGAGTGTGGCGAAGTACCACAAACAACATTAAATTATGATGGTCGTTGTGTAGGTTGTATGGCACACGAGATAGAGGATTGTGTCTAAACTATTCTGTAGTTATCCCAACCATCTTTATTAACTGTAAAACATAACACACCAGGTTTACTCCACATACCAGTTCGTGCAGTAAAGTCTGTACTTGCATCAATACTAGGACATTGAAACCAAGTTCTATCTCCTTGTTGCATCATACGAGGGTGATGAAAATGTCCTGTAACTAATATGTCAGCTTCTCCTGCTGGTAAATGACCAAACATTTGTCCTTGCCACCACTTCATTATCTTACCTTCTGGTCCTGATCCACCAGAGTGCATATGTCCGTGGCTAAAAGCTAGTGTCTGTCCTTTAATTTCTAGTGTGTGATGAAAACCATCTGGTATAGATACAGATACTTTCTTATATCGTGGGTTTTGTTCCATAATCTCACCACAAATCTCTATGTGCATAGTGTCAGAGTTATCTAATCTGTTGGTAACAACCTGTCCTTTACCACTTCTTGACATTTCTCCGTGATTAGCAGGTACTCCAGACAAAGTTATCTTGTTTGCATATGGTAAAAATGTATCAACAGTTTTCATAATTAGTTTTCTTGCTAGATGATACTGCTGTTGGAGTGTGAGAGATATATTAAAAGGTTGTGAGTCGTAAAATCCATAACAACCTTCTGTTAAATCGCCCATAGAAAGCAAATAAATTTCATCTACGCCACCTAGTGCCTTAACCTGCTCTACACCTCTCTGAAGTGCCAAATCGTAGCGTTTAAGGGTATTTTCTACTCCATAGTCATCTTTTCCTAGTTGCCAATCACTCATACACCATATGAACGCCTGTTTGCTAGTAATGTTTTTCTTTTTAAGAGGTTTTTTCTTTGATACTTCTTTTAATAAGACTTTAAACCACTCATCACGAGCAGGATGTTTTTTTCTAACAACACCTTTAAACGCATAAAAGGTTTCAACTTGTCCACCTTTTAGTTGTGCGTTCCAAGATGATGCTTTGACCTTACCATCTATCTCATAATAACGAGGATCAAACCCCCATTCACGCAATATATCATCAAATTTAGATTTATAATTGGGGTCAGTTCCAATGTGTGTGATTTCACCTAGTCCTGTTTGCTCATCAAACTCTGCTGATGGTTGCCAACCAGAACGAAAGTAATTATTTCCTAAGTCTTTTTTTTCTGTCATACGCAGCCTTTCTGTTAAGGCTTAGTATAGACAATAGATGAGACTATTTCTATTAACTAATTTTTTTCTTTGCAAATGTTTTGATTACTGATAAAGCTGCTCCACCACCTGCAATAGCTGCAATTTGTAGTGCGTTAGCTTCAATACCAGCGATTGGGCTTATGACTAAAGCAGATAGAAACGCCTCAATAAAAGTCCATAAGGCTCTCTCTAACATATCTTTTAATTCATCACTCATTGTATTATTCTTCCTAACTTTAATTTGTTTTCTATATTCTCTAGTTTAGCAATGATTATGTCTAACTTCTTTTGAATAAAATGTGGGTGTACCATCTCTGGACCACTTGCATTAGATAAATCTTCAGCAGTTATGTTTGTAGCTTTCTTTAGTTCATCTATAGTTGCTGTTTTTTTCTCTATAATCCATTGTCGCCAAGCATCACCTGGACAATCAGTTTGTTTGAAAGAACTATGAGGTCTAAGCTCACCACCTACTTGTTCGTAGAGCCAAGAAATGGCTGCACGAGCTTCAGCAGAAGGTTGGTCGGCAGGTTTTGAGCCACCAAGCCAACACACAGCAACATAATGCTTGTTATTGTAATTAATCTCTTGCCTACTGTTACCACCTTGTGCTGCACTTCTGTTTCCAAATCCTCTACCTTCATAAATCTGTCCTGTATCTCCTACTAAAAAGTTATATGCTATATCGTTCCAACCTCTATCAACTTGATGAAGTCGTTGTATTTGTTTTAGTTGATCCATCTCTGCTTGGTTACCTATAGCTACAGGATATGCAGACCAATGCACCACTAAACCTTTTACTTCTCCTAGTTTACTAAACTTTGTCTTGTTAGGTTTAGCTCCCCAACTATCTCTGCTTATTATTTTCACAATTACCACTTCCATTCTTGCAGTTACATATCTGCACAAACGAACCATCTTCTTTTTGTTTTACCATACACATATCTTAGCCATTTAATTTAAAAAGTAATTCAGTAAAGTTACTTTCTAACATATCTAATTCACTATTCATTTCTAATACCATAGCATCACAAGCGTTCTGATGTGATTTAATTTCTTCTATGGAGTTGAATACCCAACCAAATGCACTAAGCAAAGCTGTTATAACTATTGGTGCTAGTGTCTTTGTGTCTATCTTTATTGTGGACATTTAACTTCCTAATGTGAATACACCAACTAACGAAACTACTGTTGCTATTAATAAAAGTGTTTTATAAAATTCTGACTTGTCTATTTTTGCATTGACCTTCTCGTGTAATACATCAATGCGTTGATTAATATTTTTTAATTCTGATTTCAATTCTGCCTGTCCTTCTTTAATGAGTTCTAAATATTGCTTAGTGGTAAATCCATTACCATTTGATTCAGACATTATGGCAGGTCATCTTCCTGGATAGGTGTTATCCAATCCCATTCTTTATCCCAAGATTTACGATTATCCCAATCCCATTGACTTAGTCTTTTAAGATAAGATACAATCTCTTTTAAAAAATAACCTAATAAAAATCCTATTACGAAGTCCATAATTGGATTGTATCATAGGATTATTTATTAAGCAGGTTTTGGATTGTCTGATTTAACTTGGGCTATATGGTCTTTCCAAATAGTAGTTCCATTGACATTATCCCAGTACATCATATCTAACTGGTCTGCAATAGAACCATAACCTTCTTGTCTAGCTTGAATATAACCAAACTGTTGGTCATTCCATTTGCTATTAGCAAGGTCTGTAATAGCTTGGTCATAATCACTAGCAGAAAATTCAAGTCTTTCATTATTAACTTGTTTAAACAAAGGTTTAGCAGCTTCAATCTCTGCTGTTGCCTCTACTGTTAGTTCTTCTAATGTTGCCATATTACTCCTATCTTACTATATATTTCTTATACTTACTTCTTTAAACCATATAAAACTACAGAGCCACCTGTATAATTACCACTTGTTACTCCAAATTCTACACCTTTGTGTTGAGCAGCTAATTTTAAAACTCCACCACCTTGAAGTCCTTGTAATGCACCAGTTGCGTGTCTATTAATTTCCTCTACTGTATAGAAAGAATATTCCCCTGTGTTATTGAAGTTAAACAAATATAATATACCACTAGCAGATTGTCCTGTTGTTGTATTCATACCATTATTTACAAAGTAATCTAAAGTTGCATTTTGTAAATTACCATTACCAAATGATGCATCTGATTTCAATATTTTTCTTGCCCAATTATAATTAGCAGAAGTTACTGGATTGTTAGAACTATCTAAAAATCTAATAACAGGATTTTGCCCATTGGTATCTATAGTTAAATTATTTACTTTTACCATATAGACATCATAAGAACTATCCCAATTAGCACCACCAACAGTTATTGTTGCTACTGCTGATGTAACTATTTCTTCATCTATTTTTATTAAGCTACCTGCCATTATTTAACTCCATATACATTGACTGTTAAAGTGTCATAACTACCTGCTAAGAATTGAAATCCTGTTATCTGTTCTGCTGATTTATGCACCCCTATTGCTTTAGTTCCAATCAAACCACTTGAAGCAACTGCACCACCAGATTGTCCTAGATAAAATGTATAACTTGAACTGTCATAAGGATTAAAAATATAATGAATACTGCCACCATTTTTTTCTGTGTCAGTATCTACTCTCATTATGTTTTCAATTTTTGTTCCATTTGTTCCTTTAGTTTCACCAAATCCTGCATAAGATATTAATGATAAAAGAGCATAATCATATTCTGCATCTGATATAACACTTCCACCACTATCAATAAATCTCAAATCTATATTTCCATCTGAAGTTGCATCTACTTTTGTTATTGCAAAAGCATACACATCATACTTATCACTAAAACAATCAGTTACTTCTAATGTGCTAACAGAAGTTCCACTAGCAGATTTTATAAATTCTAAATTACCTGCCATAATCTAACTTTCTGCAATTCCATATAGACTTGCTGTTCCACTTGTATTTTGACCAATGTTCATTTTTAATCTAATTCCATCTACTGTACTTGCTTGTGGTAAAACACCACTAACAAAATCCATTCTTAAAAGTCCAAAGTCAGTAAAACACATTTGAGCTGTAGTAAAACTATACTTTGAACTATCCCCTAAATTATAAAAATAAATATAACCATTTTCACTATCTCTTGCATCTTGTGTTGTACCATTATTGTTATAGCTCCAATAAATAATATCATCACCTGTACTTCTACCCTCTTGAAATAAACCACCTGATGTTCCTGTCTGATATGCATATTGATATACACTAGCAGTTTCTAATACTCCACTTTCATAAAATTGAACTGCAGTAGTATCTAGTCCACCTGTATGTTGAATATTATTTAAAGTCATAAAGTGTACATTGTATGTACTTTCATCAATGCTTGTAAAATCTACTGTTGATACACCACTAAAAGTTTGAGTTTCAATTTTTTCTAATTTGCCTAAGTCTGCAACACCACCAAGTAGTCCAAACTTTGCTTGTCCTATTGGCATATTAACTCCAGGCTTGTTGAGGTATTAAATAATAATTTGTTCCATCATAAAGAACTGTAAC